GCCAATAAAATAGTTAATTCAGTAATATAAGAAGGCGTAGTACCCATACCATAAACGTAATCCACACGCACGTTCTCAACACCATCACGCACCCTAGTACCCAAAATATTAATTTCGCCCATACTCCTAAAACTCACTTGCCTAGGTTCCAATACACTACATACACTATCCAAGATAGTAAGACTCGCACACACAGGAGCAACAGTATAAGCAGTACCAATTTTTCCCCTAACCCAATAATAACTCTCACTATTCACACTGTTTTTCTCCCAACCATAAGGAAAACTCCAAGTAAACTCCCCATTCCCACTAAAAGTACTACTTCCCGTATCAGTTTCGGTCTCAGTCAAGTCAGTCCAACCCGTACCATTATAATACTCCCAATCAATAACTGGACTGCCAGTACCCAACGTACTCAAGTCAACCCTTAAACCCAAAAACATACTATTACTTCCAATATAAACAATATCACCAGCGACAGGAATAGCATTAAATAAAGTAATCAAATCCCCTGTAGTATCATTCACGTTACTAGTATAATCAGTAAAAGTAGTTGTTCCATTATCATAATTAAAGAACGAACTAATATCTTGTTGAGCATTCAAGAAAAACAAGTTAGATACTTTAATAATCGGGTAATAACTAGTAATAAACTGGTCAGGCTTATCATAATCACTCATGAACGGCCTGTCAGTAGTAGGATAATAAACAGTAGGATTACGTCTTCCATCAAAGTATTCAATTTTATTATTGCTTCCACTCCAACTCTTACCCGTTAATTTATCCACTTCACTTGTTGCCACACTCAATAAGTCAGTAATAACATTATCACTAAACACGTCAGTGTACCAGTAACTAGCATACAAAACGTTCTTAGCTAAAGCAGTCTTACCACTAGTAGTTAAAAGAACACGCCCACTCTCCTTATCCAAAGCATAATGAGTAACATCAGTTAAACTAGTAAAATCATTACTTCCACTCGCAGCATAACTTAAAACGTAAGTGCCAGTAATAATATTATCATTTTTTAAATCAAAACTGGTTTCAGTCTCATCGCCTGTAGCAACATTCTCGTCAATAACACGAAGACCAAGACCGCTCCTTTCACTAAATTCCTCATTAGTAGCGTATGAAGTCATTTTACCAGAACCCCACAATCTTAGTAATAATCGCACTCAAAAAAAGTATTATAGTAGCATAATTAAGTTTTTCAATCCATTTACCAGCATACTTACTATCCGCACTTTCAATAAAACCTTTAATCATATCCTTAATTTCAGCGTGTTCCTTACTATTATATTCTTTAAGGTTTTTAACTTCCGTTTCCACTTTAGCAATCCTCTCCGCCGTCTTCATTCTAAGACCTCTTTATTAAAATCGCACAAGTAAACCATTTTAAGGATTTCCTGATTACCAGATCCAATATCGTAAGCTCCATACTTTTCAGCGAAAGGACAATAATTCACGTTACTAAAATTTGATATTCCACAATACATGGTATTCTCTCGTCTTGGAAGAGGAATCGCGTAACTAGCATCTTCATCAATGCATTGTTCTATCATTTTTTTTAAGTCCATTGTCTTACTCATTTTTTAATTCCCATCAACACTTAAACTACCTGAAATATTAACATCATTACCTGTTTGTGTAGTAACACCAAACACTCCCGCAACTAACAAAAGTAAAATACACAATCCAATTAAATAAGTTTTATTCATTCTATTTTTACACAACCACCATTATTAGGTAAACATTCATAGTCACCTTTACTTGAACCGTATTGTTCTGCTTCTTCTTTAGGAACATCATCAGGCACAAAATCATTAGTCACTAAAAGCCATCCTTCACGACATATTTTATTTCCGTCAGGATTTAAACATTTTCCATTTTCAGCAACATATTTAGAAAATCCATCACATTCCATTAAACCTACTTCTGGTCTAGCTTCACAATAATATTTTGGTTCATCAAAGAAACCCGGTACTATCATTCCAGCACCCACTATTAATAGTGTTATTAATGCGTTTATTCCTATCGTTGTTTTTTCAACCATTTCATTCACCCACTTATTATTAAATTATCATTAACTATACTATTCCCACCTGAAAAGGCAGAACCACTGCAACCACTAAAATCATTAGTACCATTAAATAAAATATCAGTTGTTAATACTACCGTATCAGCGCCTACAACATTTAAAGCTGTTTCACAAGAATCACAACTATTACAATCTGTAGCAATAACTTGCGAACAGTATGTTAATAAACAAAACAAAAAAAATATTGTTTTCTTCATTTAATCACACACCGCATGAGTTCCCGTTCCTGCTGGACTACTCAAAATAATACAAGTGCTATTAACCGATATTGAAGCTCCATTTTTCCATGTTACATTAGCATCATTATCTAACAAAATGTTACCTCCGAAATATGAAGATGAAGTTGTGTTTGAATAAATACTATAATTTCCTTCAGGAATTGTTTCAGTACCTAATAATATATAAGTATTGTTCGTTGCTTCAGCCAATTCATTAAGTGTCAAACCTGATACAGAACCCATCTCTCCAGCATAATTAACTGAATCACCGTAAAATAAATGACCTGTATTAATTGTAGGTGTGTTAGTGTATGTCATAAGAGTAGCTTTAACAACTTTTGCGTCTTCAATAGTGGCATTATCGGATGCTAAAACAGCAACTTCTACTCCCCATGCATGTTCAGTAGTTCCTTGACCATCAGCATAAATACCAACTTGAGTTCCACTAGCATAACTTAAAGTTCCAGCACCATAATGAAACACATAAGAAGCAGTTGGTATCAATTTCATTATATTCTGTGAATTAGTTGGTAGTGTTTCAGCAAAAACTTGGTCTGTATAAGCCCAAGTTCCTTTAGGAGCTGACAAATTAACTATTAATTGTTGAACTGAAGCCATAATATCTCCACCAACAGTTTCAGTTCTGCTGTTAGCAAAATGAGCACTGTCAATAGCGTCTTGAGAAACACCATTACTTAATACTAAATTATCATTAATAGTAACAACAGAATCAGGGTCATCTTCTCCAAAACCAGCATTTCCTTCAACTGTTAAATTACCTACAACATTAAAATCTCCAGTTGCATTTGTTAAAGCTGTACAAGTTACACTATCATCTAATTGTGTAACATAAGTACCAGCTGGGCAAGCACTTGGATAACTATGAAGACTATCCCATGCTAATCCTACACCAGTAATATTGTTATCAGAAAAATCAATATCTCCAACACCAACATCTATAATAAAATCAGTTTCATTTTGATGAAAACTTCCCCATTCATCAGTATTTGTAGTGTTTGAATGAACAAAAATGTTATTATCAAAATATGAAAAACCATCAACTTCTAATTTTCCTGTCACTAACAAATCATCATTATTAACAAGACCATGAGTTGTAGCTTCTGTACCTGCATCACCAATTCTTGTAATACCACCTGCATTAGGTCGTAACATAATTCCAGTATCACCCTCTCCTAATAGTAATAAAGCAGTAAAATCAGAAAAACTATGCCATGTAAAATCACCAGCACTACTAATATAATTAGCAGACCATGCTGATGAATTTGATTCATCATAAAATACTTGTAACCAATTACCAGAAGTTTGATTGAACTCAACCATAGCTCCTAATCCTGAGAAACTTCCTTGTCCTCCTCCAGCATATTTAGCACCATCATTGAAAACCGCATATCCATCAACAGTTAGATTTCCTGCAGCATTAATATTACCTAAATTAGAATCTGATAATGCAAATACTCCTCCGCAAATAGCTAATATCATGAATATATATATCATTATTTTTTTCATTTTATTAAACCTCTAAAAAGCATCAGTATCAACGCCATTATCTAACAACAGTTGATTATCAGATTTTCTAATTTTAAATAAGTCAGTACTACCATGCCTAAAACAATAATCAGTACCATCATCAAACAAACTCAAACCGCTAGTGTTACCCCTAGCACTACTACGATAAACACCCATTTTCAAGCACTCCGTTTAACAAAAATAGTCCAAGCACCATCTTTAGCACCACCATCACTAGTTCTAGTAACATTCACTTTAACATAACGGAACGCACAAGAAGTATCCACAATAAGCATATTATCACCAGTAAAACTAGCAACACCAAACAAGCTACTCGCAACATCCTGATAACTTGTACCATCCAAGCTACCATACACTTTATAAGTATTAGTGCCAGCACCACCACTAGTATCCTCAATTTGAACAGTCCAGAAATTGTACGAGTCCATACTAAAAACGTAATCAGTACTACCGTTACCTTGAGCAACGCCCGTACCTAAAGTTTTATTATTATACGCATTAACATTAGCCATCTTCTTTTTCCTCCACCACAATTAAAAGTGGTTATCAAGGCAAACTAATTACTTAATTAAACACTGGCATTTAATACGCCATCATCAGCTAAGTCATCAACAACGCCCTTAACTATTTCAGCAGCTTCTTGAAGAACAGGCTTACTAACCTTTTCCTTTTTTGGTCTGCCCTTACCTTTCTTAGGTTTTTTAATATCTTCTCCTTCAAGTTCTTCTCCTTTAATTTCCTGAAGAACACCACCCTTCTTTTCAACTAATTCAATCAAGTCATCACCCACTACCTTACCTTCACGCAAAGTAAACCAATCACAACCCACACCATCAGCATGAAGTTTTTTAACACTCAACACTTTAGGACTCTTTAATATTCTCATTTTATCAACTCCATTAATTTTAATATAATAATAAAAAATAATAAAAAATGTGTTTACTCGTAAATAAACCTACTAATCTTCTCGTAAGCAACAAACAAACTAAATTTACCCGTATCCAAAGCTTGTATTCCAATATAAGGAATAAAATCAATATCATTAGTTAAAGCAGCAGTAGAATAAAGTAAAACATTATCAATATAAAAATGTGCTTTACGGTCACTATCTATTTCAATCCTTAACTGGTACGTTGTACTAGCAGCAACAGCAATCCCACTATCAGTAGTTGTACCAGTACCACCAATACTACTTACTATCTCCCAATTAGTATCACTATCATCAGTACTATACCTGAAAAATACTTGGTCATTATCCGTAGCAACAGTAGGGTCAGCAGTTAATTTAAGACCAGCCCAAATAAGAGTAGTAGCGATTGCACTATTCGTTTTAATTGCCGTCTCCCAAACAACCTGGTTTTCAGTTCCCCACAATACACTAGCCCACGCAGTCTGATCAGTGTTTAAGTGAGGGCAAATATAAGCTTGGTCATTATCCGCACCATGCGTGTCTAATTGGATTCCAGCGATTGTTCCAGGAAAAGTAACATCCGCAGTAGTCATACTAGTTCCTAACGTTTCAAAATCAAGATTGTAAGCAACACCCACGTCAGTATTTAATGCAGGTTTTTGAGCAAAGTATTCATCTAACACATACCTACTCGGTTCCCTAATAAAATGTCCTATTATTTGCGCTTTCTTTTTAAAAAGCCAGTTTCTATTTTCTAAAGTTGGTACTCCATGAGCCATAAATATCATCTCCGTTTTTTTTCTTTCCTTAATAGGGTAAAAATAAAATAATAAAAAAAAATAAAAGTGTTTTTACTCAAACACACCAGCATCGCATCTGCCAACTAATTCAACAACTCTAACACTATTAGAGTTAGCGGATTGAACTGTAACAGTAACTACACCAGCAGTCACGCTACACGTTGCAATATCAGTCACGATAATACTACCGCTTGTAGTATGCACCCAACTACGAATAGTAAGTAATCCAGTAGGACTAATCCCATACGAACCAAGGGTTACAGTAAAAGTGTCGTTTTCGTTAGCAGTATTCGGTGTTTGAAAAACTACCTTTTTAAGTTCAGCATTAGGTACTTCTTGCCAACTCTTAAGAATACTAGTTGCGGTCATTTTTACTCAAACGCCCCAGGCGTTGACCTTCCAACTATCTCAACCACTCTAACATCATTATCAGTTCCAGCAGCTATCGTTACAGTAAGCACACCAGCACTTACAGCACACGTATTAAGTTCAGTCGTAATCACACTACCACTAGCAGTATGCACCCAACTTTCAACACTCAATAAACCAGTAGCACTAATACCATAATCGCTTAAGGTAATTTCTAACGTGTCAGCCGCATCAGCCGTATTAGGAGTCTGAAATAAAACACGCTTTAATTCAGCATTAGGAAGTTCTTCCCAATACTTTAATATACTTGTTGCAGTCATTTTTCATTCACCTCAATTAAGCTAGACCGTATCTCATAACCATAGCACTCTCAAAATTAATAACTAGTGAGCCATACCATTTAATGAAATACTTTCTTGAATCATTGTTGATACCCATTTCCTGATAAGTCATATCTTGTAAGACAGCTAAGAAAATGTATCTTGTATCCACGTAAAAAATCCTTCTACTTGCAGCAGTTGTTGGAGCGTATCTGTCTTTAATAAATAATGCGCCATCAAAATAGAACGCGTCAGGGATTCCAAAATCCATGTTTGCAGGGATTTGACCATTAAATCTTAAGTAATCCTGCATTAGTCCTTTAATGTAATTCAGTGTTCTTCCATCCGTAACAACCAAATCAATAAGCCCGTTAGCCTCGAATGACGTGTTAAAATCAGTTCTTAACAAGTCCAACGTTATTTCATCACCACTATTATCTTCTGTATTAGTTGTTATGCTATCAATAAGACCATTAAAACCAGCAGCGTTAGTATCAGTATCACCGTTTATAATTTCGTTTTCTAAAGCCTCATTCATACTTGCCATTTTAACACGGACATCTTCACCAAACAAGTTAATGTAAGATGCGTTAGCACCAGCTAAAGCTGGGTTTGTGATTCGACCAACTCCATAGAGGTACTTCATGTCCACGTAACTTGTGCTTCTTGTATCAACGTTTTCACTAAGACTTGCATCATCTAACAAGAATTTAGCACCAGCTTTAGCACTAATAATATTGTAAACGTACTTTAAACTTCTACTAGCCCTTCTAGGTAATAATTTCACTAATGGCGTTTCCCTAATTGTCCTATCAACTATTGTAGGGTCAACGAAAGCCGGTTGAAGCCCGTAAGCTGTATAAGTTCCGCCACTTGTAGTATTGATACTAGGAGCTTTATTAAGCATCTTACCAATATTTTGTAGTCCAGTATCACAAGCTTCCTTACTTCCATTATACACTCTTTGCATACCAGGATAATAAAGTTGTCTGTCAACTATACCAGCTTTACCAAACATATTATCAAAATGAAAGTTAGCTTCGCTTTCACCCATTCCATCCATTCCTTTAAACATCATTCATCACCTTCTTTAATTTTATACTGTTTACTAAGCATACCCTCGAAAGTAATTGGGGCATCCTTGTTTTCTAAGCCTTTACTACTGTAATCACCAGTAGGCAAGTCAGTATTAGGGAGTTTACTTCCTTCACTAAACTTTTTAAGTTTTTCAACTTCCTTAATTAAACCAGCATTAGACTTTTTTTGTTCTTCCAAAACTTTTTCTGCTTCAACTTTAGCTTCTTCACTTTCAGTTTTTGCTTCTGTTGTTGCAGTTTCAGCAGTTTCAACTTTACTTTCTGCTTCAGTAACTTTAGCTTCCGCTTCCGTTACTTTAACTTCTGCTTCTGCCACTTTCTCGTCAGCTTCCTTACTAACTTTATTAACAGCAACATCATAATCTTTTTGACTATATTTTAATTCATCACCCATAATTTCACCTTCTAACTTTTTATTATTTTTGCCATAACCAAAACTTTTAGCGATAGCAGTAAAACTAGCATTACGATTAGATTGAATAGGAACGATAGTAGCTTCAACAATTTCAGCCTTACTATAACCAACCCGTTTAATTCCATCAATCTCTTTTTCTATTTCCTCATGAACTATAGCACCTATACTAATGCCAACGTTTAATCCGTTATCTAACGCTTCCTCAACTTGCTTCTGAATTTGTTGAGCAAGAGGATTAGCTTCCTTACTAAAAAAGAAGGGTTCAGCAGTTAAAGCCGTGCTTTTCCCTTTACTAATCAATTTCTTGTTCTTCCAACCACCAACGAACTTTTCCATCTTATTCTCGTGATTCGCCAACATAGGCAAGTTTTCAGGAGTCTGACTCCAATCCCTAAGTAATTCTTCAGTCATGAACTCATCATCACGGTCAAGACTATCATCGCTTAAAATACCAATGAAATTACCGTTAGAATCCTTGTTAATCGGCATCCAAGCCTTAATCATCTTATCAGTTTTAACCATTTTATTTAATATTATAATGATTTTACGGTTTTATAACCATTTCGGTTTTTATTCTTCCAACTCGAACAATACACGACTCCTGCACGAAACGTGTGACGGAGGATGCATGAACTCACGACCATCCTTTAAACTAAACACTTCAGTTAAACCACGCTTTTGACCATTCAATTCCCGACACTCACTACTAGTACTATCATCAATGAAACTATCCCAAACTTTAAAACCCTTCAAACCACTACTCTTATAACCCTCCAACTTATACTTATTAAACAATCGCGTAGTCTCAGTACGAGCAATCATGTCAGCACGACCCTCACTAGCCTCACTACCAGTATATTGTTTGAAAGTTTCCTTAATCTCTTTCTTAACATCAACCACACTACTTCCTTCCTTCATGCTATCCCTTACAATATCCAATACTTTAGTGCTTAAATCCCTGCTCACTCCCTTGAGTCCAGGCCAGTACTCACCATTATCAAGCGTGAAACCATCAAGTTGCCTACTAGTCTCCTCATTCTTTTTATTCTCCCAATCAACACTAATATTCAAGTCAAGTTCTTCCTCTGCCTCATCCAAGCCATCACGCATTTTAAAACCAATAACCCTTTTTAAACCAGTAAAAAACTTGCTCGTATTAACAGTATTAAATAAGCCACTCATGAACTCCCCCAAACTCTTATCCACTTTAACCATTTTATTTAATTCAGTAGTTAAACTAGAATCCACGTAACCTAACACTTTCTTTTCCCAACCCTTAAAAATACTGGTTAAGAAAACATCATACTCACGACTTTCCTCAACCATTTCAGCCTCTTTAATTAACACACTTTTTTTCTTTTCACCATCTTTCTCCCCTTTAGTATCATTAGGTTTCACAGGTTGATTACCGAAAGGACTATCACCCTCAAACTGCATACTACCACTATTTTTACCCTTATGCTCATCACCACCCTCAACACTATCTTTTCCTTCCATACTCCTCACTTCATTAATACTATAAACTCCTTCTTTAAGCTTCCACTGCAATTGTTCATCCTTAATCCTTTCAGCCACATCATCTTCCGGAAACCATTTAAACTTAATCTTAGGCTTATCATCCAATAAAATCAATGGTAAAACCTCGTTATTAATTTTTTCTGCAATATGACTAAGGTACGGTTTAATAGCGTTCTTAACAGTAATCCTCTCTTGGCTTTCTCCCGTACTACGATTACTATTCTCGTAAAAACCCACTTCTTGCGGTGAAAGACCATAAGCACCAAATACTAAATGAAAATACCATTTTTGACCATCCAACCATTCCATATCACGATTACTCTTACTCAAATCATTAAATCCAACGTCAGGACTATTCATGAACGCTAAAGCATGAGGCTTACCTTTAATTTCATTCTGCCAGTAAGTCTTAAACCTTTGCAGTTCAGGCTCATCCATGTTCACGTTTACTATACCAGCAGGAACGCCATTACTCTTAAAAAACTCTTTATTATACCGGTCAGATTGAATTAAAACCTCTACTACTTGCTGAATGGATTGCAACGGACTATTATGAACAATCATACGATTAGTAATAAAATTATGGTTATCCTTCACTTCAATATCATAAACAGTGCCAGTTTTAACTTTTAAACGAGAAATACTAGTAATAGGCACTTCAACACTTGTTTCACTTTCAACAACTTTTAAAGGTTTTGCTATCCACTTTTTCTCATGAGTTTCAACATTAACATTTATATAATCTTTAGTTAAATCCATTAATTTAATAGTATTCTTCTTATTAACCCATAACCTATTTTTACCAGTACTAGGAGGGCACATGATTTTACTTTCAATATCCCATCCTTTTAATTTATCTACTAACAAACCACATTCTTCTTTACTAAAATCATCAGTACAAAAAATGAAACCTTCAATTAATTCTTTATTATGCCTGTAAAAAGTCCAGCTTCCATCATCCATCATCCAAGCACTAATACTTAAAGGAGTTAATTTACTAACCCATTCTTTAGTAACTGTCTTTTTATAGTTAGGATAACAATTCCATCTTATTTCATCCAAGCACGGGTCAACTTTACTATTAAGTTTAATATGCTTGTATAATCGTTCTGGATAGTGTGGGCTTGGCGCGTATGTTTCTTGCTTCCATAAATCAAGATTATATAATGATTCTTGCATCCAATCAATATATTCTTCATGTTTAATGCTTTGAGCTAGTCTAATGCTTGGATACCCCTTTCTTCTTTTACAATATAAGTTTCCGTCTCCAAGCATAGTACCATAAATGTATTCTTTTTGTTCTTTAGTTAAAGTTTTTCCTTTCACTAGAATTTTATCGAATGTTTTAAGGTCTTCTGCGTTAACGTACCCATTAGGTGTGAGAATAGGATGATTATTAGTGCAGTGTATACCATAACCTCTTTGTCCATTACTTAATTTTATACTGTATAAGTACTCACTTACTTTTCTGCTAAAATAATTAAGAATTGGTTTGTACTCAAAACACTCCTTTTTTTGATTAAATGTTTTAATCAAAACTTCTTTTTTGTTAGTAACAACATCACCAATCTTTAACAAACCCTCATTAGTCTCAATTAAACTACCATAATCCAAACAAAAGCCGTAAGGGTAATTCTCAGTACTTAAATTCATCATGCCATAAATGATTTGACTTTTCTCAAACTCTTTAGGCCGGCTAGTAGGGAAAGCATAACTGTACTGGTAATACTTATTTAATATACCATGCTCGTCAGTACTAATCAAGAATTTACTGCCATCATGAGCAAACAATTCAACCAATTTACCATCCCCATTGAAACCCTTAAATACAACTCCCGAATCTAATTCTAGAATATCACGCAAGTACGGAAGCCACACGTCCCAGAACGTCTGATTATTACGGTTAGGACAATCCAACACTTCAAAAACGTCACTAGTCTCCTTCTCGTAAACAGTATTATCATCATCATCCACGTTCACAACATCATACTTGGTATTACGCACTTGCTTCAATATAGCATTCACTACCATTTGAACCCACGCACTCTTAGCAAACTGTCGCACCTCTAAAGGATTAATACGTCTTGGAATACCAAAAGGACTAACCCACATGAAACCCTGCTGAAAAGGCATTTGAGCCTCTGGACTAGAATTACTTGCATTAAACACTCTAACGCTTTTACTTAATTTATCGTTTATGACCTTATTCAAGTCACTCATTTCATAAACACTAGGTATCATTGAACATGAAAAAAAAGAAGGTTTTAATGAAATAACAGTGAAACAACCGATAACATCCTTTGGTTTAATAAGGAGGCACTAAAACAAAGATTACAGGGGGGTGTAATAGAAAAGCATCTAATCACTTTAGAATGCAATACCAAAACGTTAATCTAGTATCCCTTTTGTTAGTTTCACTAAAACCTCTTTAATACTAGTATTACATTTTCTCTTTTATAACCATTTCGGTTTATGGTTCAAGCAAAAAAGAAACTAGGAGTATCACTTTTCCACACGAAAAACATTAAAGCATCCGCAAAATCAGGGCTTTTCTTGTTTTCAGGCTTTAAAATCTTAACCTTACTCGTGCTTTCACTACGCTCCCACTGCAAACTAATTAAATCACTCCTAATCCTATCAAACTTAGGAATACGAACACTAGACGATTCAAACAAGTGCTTCAACTTAAAATAAGTTTCAGCCTTCTTATTAACGTACAATTTCTTTTCACTCATACGCTTTTTACCATCCTTACTAGAATTTTCGAGACCAGCACGACCCCCACTCATGCAACCCACCACACTCACTTTCTTATCCTTGCACAAGTCCTTTAAACGACTCACCACGCCAACGCCCACACCATTACCATCAACGTTAATCACGTCAGCACCCTTATCTAAAAACAAATTATACACTCGCTCAGCAACACGCATATTCTCACTTTTACCCTCATAATACACATACTTAACCTCATAAAAACCGTTATATTCAAGACCCCAATAAATAACAGTGAAATCATTACCGGAATCAGCCACGTCAACACTAATAATCTTTTTACCTTTACTTAAATTCCACGCTTGATTTTCAGCAACTTGAATATGCTTAAAACTAATCAATTGATTCTCAGATTCAGTAGGAAAATTACTCTCATAAAACACAGTAAAATACAGTTTATCATGCTCTAATCTTTCACTATTAATAAAATCCAAAGTAGTGGCGTTTTCTTCTATTGCCTTCTCATAACCCACGTGAATAGTATGAAATTCGCCACTAACGTAATGATCATAATACTTACAATCCATAGTCCAAGGATTACTTAATTCTATTAACACACTATTTTCTGGGTCGTCTCCGAGCATCCTAGTAATTCTAGCGTAAGAATCACGGCTTATAAGTGCGGCTTCATCAATTACAATCATGTTACCTCCCATCCCCATTAACCGATTGCTTTCACCATGAGCTGATATAGTTCTTAGTTCGCACCCGTTCTTGAAAGTCCATCGTTTACGACTTGCTTCTTTTTTTAATCGTTCTATGCTAGAATCACGTTCTATATCTACTAGTTCTCTTAACCATCTGCTTTTAATAATGAATCCTGCTATGAAATTTCGTAGTATGCCAGCTTGTTCTTCTTGTGGTGCGATAATAAAGATTTTCTTGTTATTATTAAACCAGATATAAAGGCATATTCCTATTGCGCAACTCATGGTTTTCCCGTACCTTGTCATGGCGTTCACGCATAATTTTCGGTGTTCACTAAATGCTATGATTCGTACTATTTCTATTTGAGAAGGTCTTAAGTCTATGTTAAAATGTATTTTTACTAGGTCTTTCACGTTTTTTTCTTGAATTAATTTAGTGAACATATAATCCTCTTTATTTTATTAGTTCAGGAAATATTATTTAATATTGCTTTTCGTAAATCTTCTTCTTCAATATAAACCCCGCCATTCTTGACTATACAGGGAATCTTATCTATTAATTCTTTTAAATCTTCTATATGAAGATAAGTTGTTGAACTCCCATTCTCCATAGTTGAATCACAAGTAAGACTTGGATTACTAATAATAAACCTCATTTTTTAGCCTCTAACTAACCAACTAACTATTAAACCCATCATAATTCCAAATCCTAAATTAATATAAGCACATAAAGGTATATTAAATAATTCATAAAATACCATCTTTTACCTCTTTATTGTAAGGACAACCCTCATACTGCACTGGACTATTAACTCTCATAGTACACCTTATTATTCTTCCTTCTTTATCTCGTATTCCTGTATCACGACCTAAACGAGTCTTAAAAACACTGCAATAACTTTTATTACTGGTTTTAAAGTATCTAAGATACTTGCATTTCTTGTTATGACTCCAACAACAAAGTCCACACCTTAAGCAAACAGTCATTATTTCTTCAACTTCTCAATATCAATAGGCTCATCCATAAAATAAGTATTTATAGTAGTGATTTCTTCACGACGAGAAATAACACCCTCACCATAAAATTCATTACCATACTGGTCATACTCATTAATTAAAGTGCTTGATATTTTCCATTCTTTCTTCTTTTTTAATATTTTAAATGATTCAACCATATCTAAAACGCACATTTTCATTTCCTTTTCAATAATGAGTGTATTAACAGCAGGGGAAGATTCAGGGGGCAACATATAACGTCTTACAGCATACATACGACACTGTTCCCTAAGTTTACCACCAGCTAATAAAACACTCAAGTAACTCTTACCCATAAACTTACTACTATCATTGACTTTACCCAATTCCATAAAATTAATTGTTTTCTTGAAATCGTTTACTGTCTTAATCTTTTTCATCCTTTAGCCTCCTGCTTATACATTTCTGGAAATTCTTTTTTATAATGGTTTGCAATACTCTTATGAATTGCATTAATTAAATCTTTTTTTGTCACATACTCTTCACCACCTAAATTTTTTTCAACTGGAAGAGTATCAATCAACTTTTTTAAATCTCTTCTATGAAGATAATATGTTGCTGCTGCTTCTTCCATTGTTGAATCACAAGTAATACTCGGATTACTAAAAATAAATCTCATTTGTTTTTCCCCAGTATTAAATCGTTTCTCCACACGTTTGAACTATTACAAGCTTGACACTTACGAACATTACACACGGGATCATCACACCCCGAGTAAGCACACTTGCAATCACCACACGAGTAACCAATCACTTTCATTTTTTAGCCTCCAATAATTCAGGATTTTCAAACTTATTACCAACAACCTCAATATCATCAAACTCATATTCTTCTTCTTGATCGTGAACATGATTAGATAAACACATTTGAAAAGAAGCAATTTCATCAACATACTCAACCACTTTAATTCCGTTTTTGTGTTTAACAATATCTCCTTCAAAGATTTCCACTCCATTCTTATCAAACAAACCAGTGAATTCTTCAACAATAAATATGCCATCATTCAATGCATCTATAGTATATTCTTCTTGGAAATCTTCAATAACATTTCCAGTATCTTTCCATCTAGCCCTATATTTATGTTCCCTCATTTTTGTTCCTCACAATCTCTACACGCCATTCTTAAATTACCAGATTCAGTGGTATAAAAGTATATTAAAGCCCCTGATTTAATTTGTTTTTTGCATATTCCACAGTAAGCGTTACCTTTACTGTAAGGAGCAAACATCATTTTCCCATCCTCTTTATATCATCTTGAGTAACATACCTATAAGGAATACCCTCCTCTTTTTCAATCTCAAGCAGGGATTCTCTAATCTGTTTTAAAGTCCAAAAACTCATTCTTTCACCTTCCAATCCTTTTTCTTAATTTTCATTAACAACTTACACTTCAAATACAACACTTCCAACTGCCTAAAATCTATAATACCCAAAGTCTTATTAAAAGTTTGTAATTCAATCCATAAATTATCCACTTTAAGTTTATTATCATTCCATAAAGTAATCCTAGCCGTAGTATGCCACGCCTTATCCATTGGAGTCATTCTTCTAAAAACACCAAGCCTTCCCTCATGCAAATCAAGATAAACCTCTTTAGTATCCCAAATTCCTTTAAATGCAGGAATACTTTTTAGTGTGCAATCATACTTTTTCATTTTTTATCACCTTTTAGTTTATAAACATTCTATAATTAGTTTTTTACTCGCCCATGAGTCAGATTAACCATTAAAAACAATACACTACAATGCTACATAAGAGGATTATTTAACCACTTTTTCCGCATTCATACCCTTAATTAACTCACTAACCCTCTTTTGTTCCTCAATAAAACCACTCACTTCAAGCTTATCAGCCACCTTATCCTTCAAACCATACGATTCAAGAAATTTAGTAAACCCTTCCCCTATCTTATTAAACGCTTGAATAGCACTCAAACGATCACTACCACTACTAACCGCCATTTCCTTAAACACGTCATTCAAAGCCTTACGATACCCTAACTTAATATTCAAAGTAATATCCTTCAAGTCAGTAGGCTTCATACTCTCCTTAATCTTTTTAATATCTTCAGCAATCATGCTCTGACTCACGTTATACTTGTCTGCCAGGGTTTGCTGGTGAACGTTCCATAAGCCTACATTCTCGATTAGTTTTGCTATTTCTTGTATTCTAGCGTGTCTAGTGCTGTTTTTGGGTCTTCCTTTCTTGTTTTTTACCATATTATATCATTTCCTCCCTTTTAATATATTATAATATTACGTGTTGGATATTATAATTATAACCCCTTTCCTTTCATTTCCTTCATCATTTTATTCAAATAATACTCACCAATATCATCCCTTAACTTCTCCCTAAAACAACAAACCATCTCACTAGTCCAACCAGTATAACTACGTAAAAGTTCAACCCTAAAATACAAATCACCCAATTCCCCAATCATTCCACTACACCACCATCCACTACCTCATGCTTTAAACCAGTAAACTTCTCCCACCTTTCTAGAATAACACTACAATACTTAGGGTCTAACTCCATCATAAAACACTTACGCTTTAATTGTTCACAAGCAATAAGAGTAGTTCCACTACCACCGAAAACATCTAAAATATTATCTTTTTCGTTTGAATAAGATTTCACTATATCTCCTATTAAAGTTAATTGTTTAGGACAAGTGTGATTTTTTCCTACATCTTTTTGAAATGTCTTATTAAACTCAAATAAATCATTACTTCTATTATTTCTATCAAATTCTCCAATAAATATTATTGGTTCCCAAAGTGATAAATTACTTATTTTGCCTCCACTCATCTTATTCTTAGAAATCCATACAGCTACATCTGTTATTTTTATTAGTTCATACCACATTTGTAAGTTTTGTTTTCCTGTTGTTATTATTATTTTATTACAATTAAGTAAGTTAAGCCATTTATTACACCACCCTTTATATTCTACTATTGGTTTATTATCTTTGTAATTATGGTATTCATATCCTAAATTATATGGTGGGTCTGTAAATACCATGTCAGCCTTCTCACCACCCATTAATAACTTAACATCAGTTTCATTAGTACTATCACCACACACTAACCTATGACTTCCTAACTTGAACACATCACCCACTTTAACAACGTACTTAACCGATTCTAAAGCCTTCTCAGCATTAAAATCATCCTCACCAATACCAACACCCCCTTCATCCATTAAAGCACTAATTTCCTTATCATCAAACCCAGTAAGAGATACATCATAACCTTTTTCCTCCAACCACTTAAAATCTTCTACAAGAAACTCATCCAACCATTCACTTTCCGTAACCTTATTATCAGCAATCCTAAAAGCCCTAACTTGTTCAGGAGTTAAATCACCCACTTTAATACAAGGAACCTCACTCAATCCTAACTCCCTCGCAGCCAAAACCCTACCATGACCAGCAATAATATTACTATCTTGGTCAATCAAAACAGGCACACGAAAACCAAACTCCTTAATACTCGCCTTAATCTTATCCAACTGTTCCCTAGGATGCTTCTTAGCATTCAATTTATAATGTTTTAAACCACCAGTACCTTTCATAACAACAATCATAATCCCAACTCCACCTTTAACTCATTAAGTACACTAATAATCAACCTTTCACCTTCCCCAAATACTTCTTTAAATCAGACTCACTCCAACCCACTTTTACTACCCTCACTAAACCATCACCCTTAAAACGTAAAGCCCTTCTCCAATCTGTTTCAACTTCCCATTCAATATGAGGACATAACTGAACTAAATCCACTATACGCCGTTTACCATTCCCATCCTTCTTAGTTCTTTCAGCCTCCATCAAAAACTTACAACCAGTCTTTAATAATTCAAATCCTAACTCGAATTTTTTAAGTTCATGCTCAAAAGTATTAGCAGCACTAAAATGAAAACCATTAACTTTTCTTTTATAAATGTTAGTTTGATTAGGAGTCTTATACATCCTGTAAACCAATCTTTCTTTTTCACTTAATTTACTCACTTTAAATTCAACTCCACCTTTAACTCATTAAGTACACTAATAATTGCCTGAACTTTAGCCAATTCAAACTCATTACCCCCACACCTACCAAGATTCCGCCATTCAATAAAATGATTCAAACGCTTATTTACCGCATACAACACCCTATCCTTAGGCAAATCAGATTTTCTATCCACTTTCACAAGAGAATCTACCCTCCCCCTTTTAATTCCTAATTCATCAAACAAATCATCCGGAAAAATAATCTCCCACTCTTTTCCAGTGTAATCAACAAAAAAAGCAGTCATTAAATGAATCGCATCAATAACCTTCCGCTTATCCAAACAATGCTTCATAATAATAAATTCACTCCAATAATTGTGTTTCATAGGATTGTAAGGGACTTCATTTTCTTCAACTAAGCTTGGAAATTTCTTTATAAAGTCTTCTTCAAACGTCATTTTATACCCTCCACTATACACTCAATAAACAATTTTAAACCCACCAAAAAACATAATCCACTAGGTAAAAAATAAACTAAAAATATTGGTTGACCACCAAACTCCACAGTAGCCATTATCATAAAACTTAAACCCAACAATAAAAACGCATGAGCAAACACGTCTTTTAACCAACCACTCACTTTTTCACCTTCTTAAATTCTGCACTCCTAACCTCACGCATAATCTCATGATTCACGTCAAAACCGAACTCAACCGCAACATCAGCCATAATACCAGCCTCACAAACAACCCGTTTATCACCAGCACCCATCCTATCAAAACCATTCTTTTTCTTCAAAAAACCCACTTTAGTCCTAATCAAACCAACCTGCTCACTAATAAACGGTTTTAAAACCTTCACTAAACCATCACGCAACTCATTCATATACTCTAAATTCTCATTAACACCCTCCAACTGCTTCTCCAACATTTTACCATCAATCGCGGCAACGGTCTGACTCTTAGACTGTTCACCCTCACTAATACTCTTATTAATTCCCTGCAATTTCTTAAAAGCACTCTTAAAACTGTCACTACTTTCATTAGATTCAACCACCACCACGTTATCATTTACTACTTTAACTTCACACTTTCTTTTCATTTTTTTGTACCTCATCAAATACTTTCTTGCACTCACTTAAATTCTTACCACGAACACTCACTTCCTTAAATTCAAGTTCATGGCCATCAGCAGACAATCTTTTAGTAACCACACCAATATACGGCAACTGATTACTAATAACCTCCTCCGCAGTAACCTTATTCACTTTTAACACCATTACTTTTTTTTAATTCCTTCAAAATCAACAATAACAAACAATAATCAGTACGATGCTGAAAATCAGGAAAACGCTTACGCAACCTATCAATACCAGCAAAAATAGTATCAAACTCATCCTCACTCTCAAAAGAGTACAAGCCAACCATATTACTACCCTTCCTAACCTCCTTATAATGAATGCCCCTAACATCCTTTAATTTCTTTAATACAGTAAAAGCACTCTTATAATTCAAGTCAAACAAACCACTCAATTCTCTCACACTAAAATTATCGCCCTCGTTCTTTTTCAAAAAACTTAACATCTCATTCCTACCCATTCGTATCACCCAATTTTTAACTCTTTTAAAAATTCTCTCGGATTTTTTACATCCAGCCTCATAGTTCCAGTATTAATATCTTCAGCAATAACACAATGCTTCTTAAAAGCATCCAACACCTTTTTCTTATCCAAACAATACTCCTGCAACATTTTTTTATGAAAATCACTAAGTTCATTTTCTACATCCCAAGCTAATCCTTCATCATCAACCATTTTTCCTTTAAAATTAGGAAATTCTGTTTCAAAACTCATTTTTTATCCTCCTTCACTTTATGTAGATTAACACCCTCAAAATTATTAACAACACCACCCGAAACACCATCATCCACTACAACCCTACTAGAATCCCTAGTATTCAATTCAATCTTCTCCAACAACTCCCTAACCCGACTTAAACTCACACCAAAACTATCAAGCTGATGCCTCAAACCATTAAAACGAATATTAAAATAAGATTGTAACACCTGCAAAGTTTCATTATCTAATTTAACAGGGTCTTCAAGTTTAACAAAACTCTTTTCATTACTCACTTTTAACAACCTCACTAGAATGCTTAACCTCATAACGACTTATCGTTTCCTTAACCTTACCTTTACTCATAATAGTCTCAAGATAACAAATAGGACAACAAGGAAGAGTAGGCCTAAAATGCATCCTACAATCTTGACACCAACCACGCTCCCAATCTTTAGGCTTATTAACCGGATGACACTTATCTTTCCACTTCTTCTCACTCATTTTTTACCACCTTTCTTACTTTCAACCCACACTAAACGAGGCATAACAAACCAACCAAACACGAAATAAGGAATAACACTAAACCAACCAAACACTTCAGTCACCAAACCATCAAAAAATAAAATATAAAAAATTAAACTAGACACCAACCATTGACCCTTATTAAACATCACTTATAACACCCCAACTTAACCCACTCATTATTACTATCCACGAAAGTACTATCACCAGCAGTAACACAACCAACAAAAGTCATACCACCAACATTCAAACAACAACGCTCCGGACTATAACCACTCCTAACACCATCAAACTGGTCACGCCTACACAAACCCCTATCAACACTATACATTAAATTCTTAACAAGAGTTCCACTACATTTACTATCAAAAATGAAAGACCCAAAGGAAGAATCAAATTCAGGAGGGGATTCTATCCCTTGAGTCACATTTATTAATGACTGGAAATCACAATCCTGACAAGCAGGACACGACACATTACAATCCGGACAATCAAAACTCGGACACTCTTTTTCTGTTAAACTACAATCCAGACATGATTTAATTACATTTGTAAAACATACAATAATTAATAGACATAAAATAGCAATTTCTATCATTAAATTAGCATTTTCTCTTTTCATTTTATTTCACCTTATCAATACTAATATATTGGTAGCCCATACAATCATCATGCTCGTGCATGGGATAACTACCATCAAATTCTTTACAAAAAACTTTAACCCAATCACAAACCTCATAAGTCCAACACCTATTATTCGCACTAGGCAAATATTGGAGAAGTTTTATATGTGACTCATCCAATAATATATAAGTTCCCCTTAATGGATTCTCACGAATATACCTTTTAATCATTTCTCTAGCACCACTTTGTTTTTTAATGTAAGTAACACCATCAATAACTATTTCTTCATTCATTTTAAATCACCCCAAGCAACACCAACACAAGCCAGTACCACAAACAAAATATTAAATAATTTATCATTCATTTTCTTAACCTCCCATTCACAATCTTAGCACTCCTTAAAGCACGAGCATTACAAGACTTCCTATCACGACAAAAATAACCACTAGCACCAACACCATTAAAACGACACAAACCAACATGAAAAAAACGTTTACAACCACCACACAACACCTTATAATTACTTAAATCAACTACCAAACAACACCCTCCTTTAATTTCATGTCAACCACCAAACAACAAGATTTACCACTACAAAAATACATACCATCAAACTTTTTATTAACAATAATATTACCATCAAACAAAATAAGACTAGGATACATACGATTACCACACTCAGGACACTTAATATAATTACTTTTTTTTAAGTAAACAATCTGGTTCTTAATAACTTTATTAATTTTTTTTGCATCCAAAAGTATCACCACGCTTTAATAACTCACAAAATAATTTATCAGGACATTTCACGCACTTCACAGGAATTTTGCCTAACATCATATTATAATGAACAACACAATAACCGCCAATACTAGCATCATGAAGGCAAGGTTTACCTTTAACAGTTAAAGCCTTGCATTTTTGTCGTTTAAACAAATCCTTCATACTCATTCTGATACCACACTATAAAAAGTGCCTTTCTTAATAGTATTTAAACTAACACTACCATCTTCAATCTCAATACTAATCCTCACTTCATCACAATCTTCAGCATTCTTATTAATAAAATAGTTAATTTCATCAATAATTTCCTTCTTAGTCTTTATTTTACTCATTCTTTATCACCTTCAGGGTCACAATCATTATAATCAACATTCCAAATATACCTACACGCTAAACATTTATAAGTATAATGTCTTTCATGACTACACTCAGTTCTTGTATTGTTTGAACTACAATTAGGACATATCATTTTCATTTTTTTCTCTCACCTTTAGGACAATAAGGACACATACTATGATGTTTTAAATCCCAAGTTCTACCATAATTCTTACATTCATAATTACCACAAGTTCTCATTTACTCTGCCTCACCTTTAAAATTCATAAACTCATCTTTACAATCTTGATTACAAAAATCGCCTTTAAATAATATTTCCCTGCAAG